TCATCCTCGTCCTTGTCGGTTATATTTCTTTATACTACGTTTTTCGTTTTTATTCAACCGCTTCTTGTGACGTCTTGGACGTTTTCTAGGTTTTGGCCTAGGCTCAAAATGCACAAACTTTTGTTTAGCCATTTTCTTGTGATCTGTTTATGAGTGCATACGATATAACACCTTTAACAACGTTTGCTACGTCTGCTTGAGCTTTAATCCCATCGCTTTCTTCTAATACTAGAACTTGTCCTGCAGCTTGGGCTGTTTCATCTGCGGTCATGTTTTTATGAAAAAATTCATAATCGGTAGAAGCAGATTCATCTCTTAAATACATCTCTACTAAATTATTACTATTATGTTCATTAGTAACTGCAATATTTTTTACTAACGCTCGTGAAGAAACATCAATCGTAAGTATTGTAGTTAAATTAGTTGTGTTTAAAATAAAACCTTGATTTTTGTATTGTATTGTCATTAGGATATAAACCAGTTGAATGCATCTTGTTCATTTTTTAAGTCTTGTTGATAAGATGTGTTAAGTTGATTTTCCACAGTTTCTAATGCTTGGTTAATTTGTCTAAAGCCTTCTACTGAATATTCTTGAGGTGGTTCAGGAACATATACGTTTATTTTTGCCATTATCTTCTACCATCGGGTTGTACATCAGCTCTAAAAGTTCCAAATCTCCAATTCTCATCGATACTAGTATTTTCAATTTTTATATTAGCAAGTCTTCCTCTTACTCTAGTATCTATTTTTGAAGTGTTTTGATTCACTATAAAAGTAGACGTTGTTGTATTTCCTGAAATAGGAAAATCTTTTGTATTTAAAGTAATATTAGCATTACCTTGTAAATTTTTAAAGTCTGGTAAAAATCTCCTAATGGCTAATAAATATTCACCGTCCCCTTCCACAGGAATATCAAAATCTCCTGATTGTACATATCCCGCTATTGCTGTCTCTGTTCCATTTAAATCAATTTGATTAATTCCTACTTCATGAGCATAATAAGTAGAAGCTCCAAAAGTATTAGTTACACCATTAATTGTAGGTGCAGTCGGTGTATCTGTTGTGTTGTATTCTGTTGCATATGGATTTGGATACGTTGAAGCATCAGCAAATGAAGATCTTGCTAATGTCATTGTGCACCAAGTGTTTTCAACATAATTATAAACTGCAGTTCTATTATTTTGAGTTGCAGGATTGTTTGTAGGAGTACCTGATGGATAGAACCAAAGAATTTCATTAAATAAAGAGTTATGAGAAGCATAAACAATTTCGTTAGATGAATAATTTACACCATCATTGTTTCCTGATGTTGTGAAAACGAAATCTTCAATTAATGAAGGTAATAATTTAACAGTACCGTCAAATACAAAAAACCCTCCACCTACACCCATCCAAAAAACTTTACCGTCTGCATAAACCACAGCATGCTGTCCAATACAGCCACAGTTAGAACCAACTTGTCTAATTGAAAATGTAAAAGGTGGACCTACAAACTGCATCGTATAGGCAGCTTGATCTGTTAAAACTAAATTATAATCTTTACCAGAAACAGCAGCTACAATTTTATTACCTGTGTCGAGTCTAAAAGTACCCGCGGTATTAACGGAAGTAGGTTCATAAATACTATAATTTTCTTGATCACTAAATCTTATAAACATTGGGTCTTGTGTATTTGGATTACCAATAGTTGTTTCAGTTCCTAAATGAATTAAATGCCTATCTCGATCTGATACAATAGTAATTCTAGATGATGTAGGAGCTCCTGACATAAGAGTGGCTCTAACATCTAATGGATTTGATACTCCTGGATCCCATGTATAACTTTTACTATCTTTAACCGTTGCAATCAAAATTTGACCAAAATTATCTAAAGACCAGGTTCCAGGTTCAAGTATAACGTTTGATGTTGTAGAGCCTGTTCCCCAAGCTACTGTTCCATATGTAGCAGTTCCCCATCCATAACCGTAAGTTTGAATAGTTGGACCTATTTCTACGTAAGGGTTAATTGAAGCTGAACCTGCAGTAGACATTCCAGTACCTGTTTCATTAGAAGGCATAGTAATAGTAAAAGTATCTGTTGTAGGAGTGGTTAAAATTTCAAATGTATTAGTTTCAAAATCAGCGGTAGTGTATCCTGTAACTCCTCCACCTGGTAAAGTAACTGAAGTAAATCTAAAATATTCTCCTACATCTAAACCATGAGAAACTTTATTAACGGTAACCGTTGCTGATCCTGTTGTAGAAGTAAAAGTAGCTGATGTAATAGCTGTGTCTAAAGGAGTAATATCATAGAAAGCATCCTCGTAATAAATATATAAACATTTATTTGTTCCTATAGCTGCATATTTTCTACCTTCTAAATCTGTCCATGTATGCTGTGCTCTAGCAGGACCCGCTATTTGTTTCTGACCTATTGCTGTCCAACCCCCAATTTTTTCAGGTTGACCATATCTAAATCTTACAAAATCACTTGCAATCCATTGTCCTTCAGCACCTGAAGGAGTGTCTGTTTTATTTATACCTGGTCTAATTTGTACGTTTGCTAATGGCATAATATTATGTTTGTATTGGGTATCGTATTACGACTAACCCTGGGTTTCCATTTGTTTGGGAAGGAGGAAATCCTCCGCCTCCTCCATAACCATAATTACTTGTATTATATCCTGTATTATTTCCTGGTACACGAAGGTTTCCATTAGTAACCGAAGAACCGAGAGAAGTTCCTCCACCAGCTCCACCTCCCCCTTGATTGTCTCCACCAGGGTTTCCTCCAGCACCACCACCATTAACACCACCCCCTCCGCCACCTCCAGCAGATTGATCTCCTGTGGCATTATTAGTTAAACCATTTGTTGTTCCAGAAGCTCCAGCAGTTCCTCCTGAAGCACCTTGAGGAGAAGGAGTTCCATTTTGACCTCCACCACCTCCATTACCCGCAGAGTATCCTAAAGCAGCTCTTTCTACACCGCCACCGCCACCACCTCCAGCAGCTACAATTAAACCTGTTGTTCCTCTAATTAAAGCAGAAGCACCACCGCCTCCACCTCCCCCTTGGGAGAATCCAGAAGGCCCTGGAGCGTTTCCTTTTCCTCCATAATAATATTGTGTTCCACCTATAGTAATCCCAGATCCACCCGCACCAGCAGATCCACCTGTTCCGCCTCCACCGACACAAACAGATAATGTTTCAGCACTTACTGAAAGTGAAGAATTAGTAGCATATGCTCCACCACCGCCATCTCCACCATTTCTACCAGGATCTAAACCACCTGGAGGATTGTATCCACCTATTCCTGCTCCACCTCCCCACATAAATACTTCTACCGTTGCACTTGGAGGTGCACTAGAAATAATAAAAGAACCTGTAGATGTAAATGTATGAACTCGGTAAGGTACACCACCAATAGTAGTGTCTGATATACTTCCACCTGTAGCTTGAATAAAAGAATAATACACAGGTTTCCAAACTCCACTTACTTTAGCATAACCAGTAACTACTTCTCTCCATGTACCCGCTACTTTTACTTTAATAGTAGTTATGTTTCTAAATGTTCCTGATGCTTTACCATAGGTATTAGCCATGGGGCCTCCTATGTATATTTAAACCAGATATCTCCATCACTGCCACCAGATGGATCACTAGTACTGATTGTGAATTTTCTTTGAAGTTTATCTGCAGTAACTGCATCATTAACTATTTTAGCTGTAGTAACTGCGTTATCAGCTATTTGTGTAGTACTAATAGCATTATCAGCAACTTTAGCATTTGTAACAGCATCATTTACAATTTGAGCTGTATCAATGGCATTATCCGCAACCTTGGCATTCGTGACAGCATCATTTACAATTTGTACTGTATTTACAGCGTTGTCTGCAACCTTATCATTAGTAACGGCATCATTTGCAATCTTAATTGTAGTAACTGCATTATTCACTAACTGATCTGTATCAACAGCATCTGCTGCTACTTTTGCATTAGTTACAGAATCAGCAACTAGTTGTGAACTATCAACTGAATTAGCAGCTAGTTTAGCATTCGTAACGGAAGCATCATCAATTTGAGGTGTACCAATTGTTCCACCTAAAGTGTTTAATGCAACTTCACTTACATTGGTTCCATCTGAATAAGCCGCATGAATTTTACCTTGATCTAAAGTAAAACCAGTACCTGAAACAGTTTTAAAAGTTAATGTATAAGCTCCATGAGTTGAAGAATCTTTAAGTATGTAAAATTTTTCTATTGAATTAGGTATAGTTACAGTTCTATTAGCTGTTAAAGTTCCTGTAAAATTAAGAACCATATTTCTTGCATTAGATATAGAAGCATTGGACATTACCAATGCAACATCTGCTGATGCTACATTAATTGCTTCATATCCTGCAATAGCTTGTTGGACTAAATTTAAATTAGTATTTGTTTTCGTTCCCCATGTACCAGCATTTTCACCGGTTGCCATGAGTTCTAATTTTAAATCTTGTGAATATGTTGATGGCATAATTGCTATATTATAACTCCTCTATGCTGCTATATCAACCTC